CGGCTTGATTTTATCTTGAATGCGGATCCCTCGACCGTTACCGATCCAGAGATGCGGGCGCGCTTTACGTTGATACAGACGGCGCTACGAAGTCAGGATGTAACGTCGATTAGGCAACGCTTAATTGAAAACGATAGCGGCTTCAATCTGGCTGAGCTACTGCCCGAAGGGCTGGTGCCAGAAGCGTCTCCTGATCCCACTATAACCGACCCATCGGGAGAGCGGGTTGATCTGCCTGGGGGCGTGTGGTCGATTCCCTTTAAGCGCCAAGAGTTGCGGGGTGTTGTTGATGATTTGACGAGAACAATTACTACCCTTGGCGGCGAGGGGAAGCGTAGGTTAATCGGCACCATAGCCGCTGACATTGATTTTACAGATCCTGATGAGATACAAACTCCGGGGTACGTTACCCCTGCGGTAATTGATGCCTTTCTTTTAGAGGCGAATAGGCGACTTGAGGCAGCTAAGACATCTCTATTGGCATTAGAACATAGGCCCGCTATTGATAATGGCTTAGATTACTTCCGGCAAGTGTTGGTGGGCAGCACGCCTGATGCGGTCGGCCTGGACGATAGTATTGAGGATCTAGCTGGCCGCGCAAAAGATCTTCTTCCCATGATCGGGCTCGCGCAAGGGATCATGCCGGACGCACCCAATCAAGCGAAAGTTTTGTTTGATACTATGCAGCAGCAGAATAGTTACGAAGAGGCTGTCAGTGTGTTCGTGACGTTTATGCACAATAACGCCGATAATTTTACCAAAGGGCGTTACCCAACTGGAGCGGGGCATCCTGCGGAATTGGGCGATAGGCTGACAGCGGAGTTTAGGCGAAACCTTAGCGCCTTATACGATGATGTGAATCAACTGTCGATGTCGGGGCAACTGCCCTTTATCAATTCGGGAGATGTGCCCGAGGGATCTCGTCAGTATCTAGCGACTGGCTTTGATGCGCCCGAGGAGGTGGAGGCAACGCCTGGTAAAAAGTCTGGTGCGCTATACGAAAAGCAGTCGTATCAACGCGCTATCTTTTTGATTATGTCCTCTTTAGCTGAGCGACAACAGCTTGTCATCGCCGGGGAGCATTAAATGGCCGAGCAACCGCAACAAGCGGGTCTAATTGACCGTGTATTCAACTCTAGCATCGCGCTTCCGCAGCAGTTGCTTTGGCGACTTATTCGAGCCGCTAAAGAAGATGACATCAAGCTGTGGAGCGAAGAGGGGATTTTGGACGCCGCTCTCCTGCCTATAGCGGGCTGGGCTGATGATCATAAAGAAGATGTTATGCCCGACTACATGGCCAAGGCGTTTGGCCTAGAGCCGGGGTTGGTCAACGAGTTAGCGGTTTCGATTTTCACCGATCCGTTGGCGTACGCAAGTGGCGGCCTCACCGCAGCAGGTAAGGCCGCGAAGGGCGCGAACATGGCGGCGAGGAATAAGTATTTTCAAAAGTTCTTGGCCACTGCTGCACGGGCTGGGGGCAGGCACGGCATGCCGTTACCCGCAGCTGCGCGGGCAGCTAAAGGACCGGCAGCACAGAAGGCGGCGCGGCAATTTACAAATGCCGAAGACCTGGCCTCGCAACTAAGCGTGCAAGACATGCGCGACTTTACGAGTCAGGCGCTTGCGCGCTTAGCCGGAAGAAGCGATAGTGAGTCTAACGTTTTCGCGGCTGGACTTAGAAAAGCACAGGGCCTGATGGGCAACCTAGCAGATGAAGATGCTGCTATGAGTGTGCTGGACTTGATGAAGCATGAGGGCAAACGAAAAATTGCGGTGGGCATTCCTGGTCTTACAGCTATGGGCATGCGCATTGATATGCCTGGGGACCATGAAAGCTGGTGGCAAGCCTACAAGTGGGCCAAGGAACGCGGCGGTACACACCTATCTAAGGCGTGGTTAACACGCTCGCTTGTCGGCATCCCCGGTGTTTCGAGGGCGCTAAGAGAGGTGCGCGCTCCGCTGCGCCAATTTACGGGCGGCTATTCCGTTGGCGCGGAGGCGCGCACTGCGATAAAGAAGCCGCACCGCCAACGCCTTGGCTTTATTGGCCCTACCCAAGTTGGGACTCCTGAGCAGCATGCGAAGATGGCGCACTGGCTCGATGCTAGGGGCGGCGGCAAGTTAGGTGTTCAGGTTACGCAGAAGGGTCAAACTAAAATCCTAGAGAAGTTTGACGAAGCCATCGACGGCGGCCTGACGCCAGAGGAAGCATTCGTTACCGCGTTTGCCGGAATACATATAAAGGGAGAGGAGCCTATTCAACTCTGGGCGCGGCTTACGGGTGAGACGCTTGAGAATGCCGGTAGTCTAACTATGCCCGTGACGCCCCAGACAATGCGCAAGCAAATGTCTAAGGCGATGTCTACGGCCATCGAGGACAGTGGGGAGGCTCGGCGCTTAGCCAGGTCGGGCGAGTTCGACATTAGCCCCGCTGCCCTGGCGACAGGAGAACGGGCGAAGGCACTTGCTTCTGAACGGAAGGAGTTGTGGAAAATCACAAAGCCTTTTGCTGACACAATGCACGAAGGCGGGCGTCGATTACGCACTGTAGTCAACCGCATCTTTAAGACTGGTACAGATACTGCCCACGCGCAGGAAGCCATTCAGAAGTTCTTGGCCAACGCGGGGCGTAGCCACGACCAGGTGGCTGAGTTGGCAAAACTTCTATACGCTGGCGTGAAGAAGATTCTGAGTGAGCCTGAGATGAAGGGCTTCGATGAGGAGTCCTTCTCCGGCCTACTTGGCTCCATTATGGAGATAGAGATCCTGCATGCCGAAACGTCCGCGTCTGCTAGATTGGCGAAAATCAACCCCACAAATGCGCTTGACCAGGCGCTGGGCTGGGACAATACCCAGCAGCGCCTTGTTTCTATCCTTAAGACAATTGAGGGTGTGCTGGCGAATAAGGGGATTAAGGGTGATATTGCGGATAGCCTACAGGATGCCTTAGGCGAGGACGTTTTTGATTACCTACCCCGCATCGATAAGCACCGTCTAGCGTTCCATAAAACACGCCGCCTAGAGGTATTACGTGGCGAGACGAAAGTTAATTGGACGCCGCAACAAAAGTTCCGCATGCGGCGGCGATACAATAAGCACGTTATTCGTAGCGGTGGCCACGCTGAGCGATATGTGGGTGAGCTGACTGACGGTGAGCTTGACGCCGCTATTGGAGTAATTCAATCGAGGGCAATGCGGAAAATGACGCCCAAAGAGATCCATGAACACATTGATGGCAATGCTGCCCTATCCGCTTTTCGCGCAACGCATGGGCTTTCGCACGATGAGCTAATTGGCGTTCTTCGCACAAGGAGCCAGGGTAAACGCCGTCGCGTCAAGCGTTGGACTGAGCGCCCCGAGATATATCCGCTTTGGAATGCAGGGCAAAAAACGTGGCGTTTACGCGAGGCGCGTCTTCAGGCAGAGATGTTTGGCCTTAGGCTAGATGTCGGCCCCAAAGGCGGCGGGTATGTAACCGGGCCGGTCTCTGTAAAATCCGGCAAGGGTTCGCGGGAGCGCTGGGGTATAGAAGATAAGGCATACGCCACACTAGGCGAGGCTATGTCGGATATGCGCACTTGGCTAGAGACTGATCGCGGCAAAAAGTGGCGTAAAAAGTATGGCCCCGATGTCCCTGAGGGCCGCGAACTTCAGGAGAGAATAGATCACTTTGTTCCTGGCGAGGACATCAACGCGGTGCGTAGTCAGGTGGGTAAAGACGAGCTTGCCCTGCTGCGCGGAGAGCGAGATATTTTTGATGAGCGCAGGCTGCTGAGCGAAAGTCGCCCGGTACGCCCATCTGATAGCGGCGATGCCCTGGACTGGTATCGTATGCAGCAGGCCCAAAAGGCCCGCAGGTTTAGTCGGGAGGCGAACGGAGGCGAGGGGCTAAAGGAGCCTAATATTTACGGCAAGGGCGGTGATACTCTATACGAAACGGTTAATACGCCCGAAATGACGCAGGAAACTTTGGGCCTAACTGCCCCCAGAATAGCCAAGGGCGCTGAGTTTGAAGATGATCTCGGCCCATTTCTAAAGTTAATCAAAGAGGGCGGCGGCGTTGTTTTTGATGGGGTGCGTGGAAAAGAGTTATTTGAAAGTTGGGGATATGACCTAGCGCGCAACGGCTCAAATATCAGGGAGCTAAGGACTTGGCTAAGGCTACAGCGCATGGCGGGGGTCGAGAACCCTAAGGTTCCGTACGAGTTATTGGCTGAGATTTCCGACACTACGGCATCGACGCACCGCCATGTTGTCGATTTAATCTTGGAGCAGATGCCTGAATCGGTATCCAAACTATTTGATAGCGTGCGTTATATTCAGCACAACATCTTTAGGGAGGCGCTGCGTACAGGGACATGGGTGCCTGGCTCGCCAATTGGTTATGTTGGCCGCTTCTTCAACCACGAGAATAAGGCAATACTCCGTAGCGTTTTAGGTTCAATGAGTGGCGACGAGGCGGGCATGGAGATTTTGCAGCGCCTGACAGAAAAGCATCCCTCTCGCTTTGCTCGGCATTACGATAATATGTCCATTGAGGATGTGAACGCGCTTTGGCAGTCGGTGCGTGAGGCTAGTCGGGCCGGTAATGCTAATGCTACTGAGTGGTATGACAGTGTAACTAAAGTTCTAAAAGAGGAGGGCTACGATATTCGCGGCCTCCCCGGCCAAAAAGTAAAGCTCACTGAGGACCGCCTAGTAGCGGATCCAATCATGTCTGTCTTAGTGCGCCTGGCGCACGCCAATCAAAGCCATTCAGTAGAGGAGTTTTTCGGTGAGTTTTTGAAGGCTGGAGATAAGGCACCTGGCCAATCACTTGCAATTGCAGGCAAGGTCATTGCTATTCACGACGATTTCGGCGATCCGATAGAGGTTACGTACCCAGGCGTTCGCCATGTGGAGCGTGTATCCCAGAAGGGTAAACCTGAACGCACCGCTGGCGGTCAATTCACTGGCCGTACGGTTCATGGCGAGGCTTCGACGGAGGCTGTACAGCGTAAACATAAGGTAGGAGAGGGTCGTTGGATTATCCTCGAATCGGATGATGGTGACATTCACCGTATCCCGGTTGATCTAGGCGTTGATGAGGCTTTTGGCTTTTTGAAGCTGGGGCGGCAGGCAGACGCCGAGGCTTTGGACTATGTGCCGACTGCCGCGAAGGCGTTTGTAAGGGCTAGCCTCCGCTCCGAGTTAGATAACTCATTCATGTCTCCGCTGGCTATGCGCGGCGAACAGGGGCGTAATCTTTTACCGGAGATGATTGGCCAACACGTACTTTATGGGGCCGAAAACGTAATTGTCGGGGCCGCCCACGGTGCAGCGGAAGCCTTGAAGGTCACTCCTGCGGCGTGGCGTAGTGCCGACACAATTAACTACATGATCAAGAAGTGGCAGACAATTTATCGTGTGCCCTTCCAAGTATTCAACCTGACCTCAGGCGTTTTTCAGGCGTCTATGGCGGG